ATGATTAGAAAAATTAAAGTTACGGATTATCCACGTTTGATAGAAATTTGGGAAACTGCAGTATTGAGTACACATGATTTTCTTACAGAGGAAGATTTTCTATTACTATAAGGAACAGCTTTCGGTATATTTTCAGTATGTCGCTCTATTCGGGTTTGAACAGGAGGGAATCTTAATCGGATTTATGAGAATTGCAGAAGGAAATCTTGAAATGTTGTTTATTACCAATAATTATTGAGGCACAGGAATTGGGGAAAAACTGGTTACTTATGCCATAAATCATTTGCAGGTAACGAAAGTCGATGTGAACGAGCAGAATATTCAAGCTGTCGGTTTTTATAAATATATAGGCTTTAGCGTATACAAAAGGTCCGATTTGGACGGAGAAGGTAAAGAATATCCTATTTTACACATGCAGTTGTAGTTCGTAAGTCAGACCCCGATTTTAAAAATCATCATTTTTGCCAGCACTACTTTTTCTTCTCATATTCGGCTTTAACTATCTGACAGCAAGAATTTAACCACGTGTTTTTTTTCTGTTTTTTTTGTTTATAATAAATAATATTTGTTAATGTCTATTTTGGGCTTATTTTCCGTTTTCTTTGTGCAAATATGGTGATTAAGGGGCGAACTCCGTTGTCTATAGTGCCGGAAGTATGGCTTTGGCTCCCCGTATATGGGCATTTTTTCCCTTCATGTCCTGTGTGTAATGCAGAGAAGCTTGGCGCATAATTCCCGAAACCTTATTACAAAACTTCGTCCCACGCATGTGTGTTCGCCGGTTTGCCTGCGTGAACCGTCGAGCCCACGTGCGTGGGACGAGGGTTTACATGAACCTTCATAATAAAAAGCATGGGACATACGTGGATTCTGCCTATACCTTCTTCCAGTTTTGTCCCTATCCGGAGGACGGTCTGCCCATTCATTGCTGCTCAGTTTCTTATTCTTGTGATGTAAGTCTGAGAAAGCTGAAACTCGAAAATTGCTTATGCACCGGATATTTCGGGTCCCCATTTTTGCCGGAGCGAGAAAAAGAAAAAACTCTGAAATACTTGAATTTCAGAGCTTTGCTTTAATTTGCTATTTGCTTTCGCGGTGCGTACGGAACTAACACATTTTACTATCATATTGATAATCAATAAAATACTTGTTAAAAATATATTAATGGTATCATATTTATATCATCTCCGCTTATTTTCTTCTATAATTTTATGCAAAGCTTCTATTTGCATCATTGCACCCTCATAAGCCGCTTTATAATTGACATTCGCATCAATATCCGTCTCAATCATATTCCCTTTGCCAGTACAAAGCCACTTCACATTCAATTCCGGGAACTTATCCACAATACGAGCTATTATATCAGTTCCAATAGCCCCCTTCCCGTTCCTTATGGAATTATAAATGTATCTATTTGATAATTCACAATAAGCCTCAAACGAGTTCTCACCTTTGACAACTCCCTTATCACGTGCATACCTTGCAAATTTTCGTAATCTGTCAATAGCCCTTTCTTCCATATCAAATAATCTTTTGACTTATTATGCGTAATGCTTGCCACATCCCCCTTATTTCTCTTCTCTCGACATCTAACTGGCCATGCTTGGGGTTATCAGCCTTTAAAGTCAGCACATTATCCAAGAAAAGACTGTTTTTTAATATCCGTTTGACTGAAAGTGTTTTCCCATATACAATACTCACAACTCCTGACGCGCTTTCCCACAAACCTTCTTCTATTTTGCGAGCAAGAATTTTAGCTCCGTCCGGTATAGTTGGCTCCATGCTGTCGCCACGTACTTGAAAGACCATATAAGAATCATCAAGCACTTCACCTTCTTCCGGCATGACACCATAAGAATCAATTTCATAAGCTGTATTATATAAGCTTTCGACAAATGAAGCCGCGGCATCCATTGGAACATATTTTACTTTTACAAGAATATCTTGAAGATAAGGAGCTACTTTACTAATCGTAGAGTCTGATTGCATTCTCGCATTTTTCAGAGCATCCCTAATATCCTTCTCCGAAGGTTCTATTTGTCCTGATGGAGTCTTTGCAAACAAACCTTCTCCAGTATATAACCATGCTCTGCTCACATCGTATTTCTCACAAAAAGCATCAATTGTTTTTTTACTTGGCAGCTGAATCCCTTTTTTTATACTGGTAAGGGTTGATTCACTGGATATAATATTGTCTTTCTTCAATTTATACCCACTCAAACCACAATATGAAATTGCTTGCAAAAACCTTTTTGAGAGGTCACTCAATTTTTTATCGTCACTTTCTTGCATACTTCATAAATTAAGTAGTATATTTGCATTCGTAATAGTAGCAGTATTACTACATAAATTGATTAAACATCCTATTTGGAGTTTATATATAGAAATCCGTAAATAGCTGCTACCTATTTGCGGATTTTCTTTTTCTCCACATTGTGTAATCGGCGGTAGGCCGCATAGCGGAGAGACAGAGGGTTACACTCTTACAACTCAATACTGCGAAAGGCGTGCGATATTGAGAGGCAAACGAAACCGGGATGCCTGCACAGCTACAAGTAAGCGAAAAATCCGGGAAGTCGGGTAACTTGTTAATGCCCGGCCAGCTAAGAACGGCGTACTTATACGAACGAGACATTTCTTATGCTGCATATAGCAAAAACGGGAAACCGTCTAAGGGCTAACTATGCAGCAATCCAGCACCTTACCGAATGAGATCGTCTTTTACTTCTTCAATTATTACAATACTAATAGAACGACATTACTTTTTTTTCAGAAAGCTTTCTTTTTACGCAAGCCCTACCTGCATAACATCTTATAAACCAGCAATTTATATTAAAATATGTTTTATAACATATAGAATACTACAAATTTTATGAAGTATTTTATTGTACTTCTGAAAATATGAAGTATATTTGCAACGTCAAACAAACAAAGAGTGTAAGTTTGAACAATAAGAAAGCTGGCGACTTCAAAAGCCACTTACTACATATCTCATTGGCAAATGTAGTTGTTAGCTTTCTTTTATGCAAATTTTTTGTGGAAAATTTAAGTATAAAATAGAAAATAATATGAAAGTAACAAAGAAAGATATTCTAAGCATTAAAGCTGGTTCTTCCAAAGTAATGCAGCTGGATTCTTACAAGGATTGCGTCAATGCAAGAAGCTACGCCTATCAATTAGCTTTTACTGATCCCCGTGAAGACGTTGAAAGATATTCAATATCCATCGACAAAGATAAAAATCAGATAACCATCGAAGCAATAAAGAAATGAACCGTTCAGAGGCCAAAATGATTGCAGAAGAACTGCACAAGTTTATTCGCAATGATGTGAGAAAGGCTGTAACTGAAATGGCGACTGCTGAAACCGAAGAGTATTTGAATGCCAAACAAGCTGCTGTATTTCTCGGATGGAAGTTGCAAACCTTATACAATCGAATACATGATATTCCTCACACCAAAAATGGCAAGAGTCTCATTTTTACCAAATCAGCTTTGAGAAAATTCATGGAAAGAAAATAATCCCGGACGGATTTGATCGTCTTTCCGGGAACTAACAAAACGTTCTTTGACATATTGTATAGTCTGAACAAATAAAGACTTTAAACAAGGTTTACTGCTTATCTAAAGGGCGAAATAGACCGACAAAGTAGCCAAAGCGGATTAGTGAAAAGAGTGTGAATACGGACTGCCAATAAGAGGATGCAGCACATGAATCACTAAGTTATCAAAAACAACTTATATTATGACAAAGTAAACGTAGGGCGTTTATAAATACATTCTTAACTGAATAGATACTTTAAATGATATATATACCCGTGCTTCGCAAGAAGCGGTCACCGCTAAAAAGCTACGGCCAACAATCCATCGGAACGCGGACGGGAACACATTTTAAATGCTAAAAGTATGAAAGGAATTACAGAAATGACCGAGCAAGAGATTCTTGCGTTAACGGAGGAAGATGTACAGAAATTGATTAAACTCCGCATGATGGAGGAAGGTATCAAAATTATGGATAAGCCGGAGGTTCCCGAATTGTTTGAGATTGAACCAGCCGATTTGAAAACGTTCACGATCCCATTTTTTGAAGGCTACGCTTTTACAGATATGGAAGAAGCGAATGCGGTAGCAGAAGCATTACGTAATGCGAAAACCCTTCGCAAAGTTGAATACGATTGGAACAAACTCGGAAGCGACTACAAATACCTCGTCAAGAAAGATAAATACAATTACTCTATCAAGCCAGACTTTGAGGTTAACTGTAGCTTTGTGTATTCAAGTGAACTATACGAAAAGATTTCCAACTTTGCCGTACAGAACAAGGTTATGAAAGAACAAGCGGCGAAAGACCAAAAGGAATATGACGAGAAGATACAAGAAGCGTCCGGCATTATCTCGGAGATAAGCGGACGGGTTAAGGAGGTCAAAGTTAAGTATGAGCGATTGAATAGGCTTACTTACAAATTCGCCACAGACTATTATCCCCTTTCCGATCATAACGAGGATATGGCAATGAAATTTATGGCTAAAGCCTATTCTTTTACAGATGAAGAAAAAGAATACATATTACAGAATTACAAAGAATTACTATCCACAAGTGATGAATAAGTTTTTTAGTTAGTTATTGGCTCCTTGCTTGCGAAAGTAGGGAGTTTTTTGTAAAACTCTAAATCCATTATATGAGTAATATAGAAGATACAATTTACAATCTGCCAAATGACGAATATCACAAGGGAGAAAGATTTAAAGACTTCCTAAGTAGTACGCAGATTAAAGATTATATGGTGTCCCCAAAGTTTGCCCGATACAAGGCATTACACCCTGAAATGTTCGAGATCAGTATTGAAGCTTCTGAAAAAGGCTCGCTGTATCATGATGCAATGGAAAGCCTTGTTAATACTGGAACACTTGACAAATGGAGAAATAATCTTCTTGTATTTGAGCCACCTATAAATCCTAAAACTGGCTGTCCGTATGGACGAGACACTCAAAAATATCAGATTGCACTAATAGAGGCCAAAGAGTCAAATCCGGGTAAAACATTAACAAGCACAACCGATATGCAATTGGTTGAAACAATGGTTTATGAGCTTCTGAACAATTGTCGGGACACTTCCAAGCAGATCAGGCAGATATTAAAATGGGGGAAAGCCGAAGTCAGCCATTTCGTTGAATACGAAGGATGTAAGTTCAAATATCGCCCTGATGTGGAAACGGCCAAAAAGATTGTTGACTGGAAAACATTGGCGGTTGATGATCTTCATGAGGAAACAGTTAACCGGACTATTGCCAAATTTCATTACGGTATTTCGGCAGCCTTCTACCAGTTTTTTGAACATGAACGTACTGGAGTATGGAAGGAGTTCTATTGGGTTATGCAACAAAAGACAGCTCCCTATGACGCAGTATTTGTCAGTGCAGCAAACTGGGCTTTCCATTTGGAAGACGGAATTGTGAAAATGGGTGCAAGTGCATTGGCATTCAAGAAATTGTTAGACCAGCATGTTTACTGTACACAAAATAATGATTTTGACGGTGCACAGATATTTATTCAGCCGGGATTCAAAGGACGAAGAATAATGGTGCCTGACACACCTGCATTTGAAAAGAACAAGATGTTTAACTTTTATAATAATCAAGAACAATGAGCAAAACAGAGAATCAATCCCCCCAACAAGGGAACTTGGGAATGGAACAACACAATGTTCCTTCACCAACAAAAACAGAACCGGCCTCCCCAACACCTTCCACACCACAACCGCCCGTTCCTTCTGCCCCACCAGCCTTTCCGGTACAACTGAAAGGATTGGAAAGCTGTTTTATCTCCCCTAAAAAGGCATTTATAGCAGCTGGCGGCACTGAACAGCAATTTGCCCGTGAAGTCAATTTCGCTATGCAGGCAATGTTAAATAATCCTTATCTGATTGACTGTGCCCGGCAATATCCCGATCATCTTGTCGAAGCAATCAAAAACGTTTCTCTCACCGGTCTGACACTCAATCCTGAATTAAGATTGGGGTATCTTGTACCGTACAAAGGCAAAGTGAAGTTCCAAGCTTCATATATGGGGAAAGTTGATATTTTGATCCGCACCGGCGTTGTAAAAGATATTTATTCTGATTTGGTTTATGCTAATGACGAGTTCAGCATGACAAAAGGTACCGGTGGCACTATCATCCACAAACCCAATGTATTCGGAGAACGTGGTGATCTTCTTGGAGGCTACTATTTTGCAGTCTTGACTTCCGGTGTTGTAAAATTCGATGCAATGCCCAAAGCACGTATTGAAGAAATAAAAAGTCGTAGTGAGGCTGTCAAGAAAGGCAAGCAATCTCCGTGGGACACAGACTTTGAAGAAATGGCTCGAAAAACAATCGTGAACTGGGCTTTCAAATTCCTGCCCAAAACCGGCATTTCAGATTCCATGATTAAAGTTCTTGAAACAGAGAGTCAGTTGGATGATGAAATGTTTGAAGACTGGAAAAAGGCACAAGGTCAGAAACCGGACGATTTTGAGGAAGACGATACTCCATACGCAGAAGAAGTCAAGTAATGGATTCATGTGAAAAAATTAGTAACAGTATCACAGCGGCTAAAGAACTGATCGAAAATGAAACACGTTCTTTGGCTGCTTTACATAAAGCAAAACAGCTTGAAAAAGAGCTTCATAAATCCGGCAAGTTGTTTCGTATTCCTACAATGAACGGAATTATAGAAACAACCTGCCCGGAAAAATACATAGAATACAATAACCAGTTTAAAATCAAATTAAAATGAGAACAGTAACAGTTGAAGTGCCCGAAGGACACATGGTAAAAATCGTGAAAGAAGAAAGTATGCAACCTACTCAAAAAGTTACGGGGGGGGGGTAAATTTGAATTTGAGGGTGAGACATTCATCCCCGGTGACGTAATTATCAATCCGAATCGCGGAGGGGGCAGCATGATGATTCTCTCTGAAATTAGAGAAGAAAGGCCACTCTCTTTTTTACCGGCAATTAAAGTACCTTTCGGCCTTGTCGCCTATGTTCCTTCCAATGATGAAGGTGACAGAGTTTTTGTAAGACTCACACCCGAAGCTGGTATCGGAGGCATGAAGGGATTCCGTAAAGCTACGGAAGAGGAAAAGGCAAAGATGCTTGCCGCCATGAAGGAAGAAAAACATTACTCCTTCAATTTTGAGAAGTTACAGCCTGAATATATCCCGACTGTCGGCGATGTTGTTATTGTATGGGATGATAATAGCAAAGAAAATGCGGTAGTCGGTGTTATGAATGAAATGGATAAAACAGTCAGGCCATACAAGATAAATGATGGTACTTGGTATGGGAACTGCGACAAGTTCGTTTCAGAAGAACAATATAAAAATTTGATTGATGGGAAAGAGTAAATCTAAATCGGGGGGGGCGAGAAATTACACTCCCCTTCTCACAGCTCGCCCAAAGGGAATGAGCTACCAAGAATATCGTGAACGCAGAGCCTATCAGAACGCATGGTTGAAAGAGCGACTGAAAGGCTTTATTTGTTATGTATCGTCTGAACTGGTTGTATATGACAAAATAACGGGATTACCCCGATTATTCAATCATCGTACAGATGATATACACAAAGCAAACATAAGGACTAACCCACAGCCATTTGTCGGTTCTGCCCGATATGGCTTAAAACCTTTATGATATGGATAAAGAACTATTTAAAGATAAGAATCCATTGCTTCGCAGACAAATGTTGGAAGACAATTGCGCAGCAGTTGAAAGAATTACCTATACTTCTCCTTTCAGCGAGGAAGAAATGGGTGAACGGAAAACGGAGTTGGCAAATATTGACCTTGACATGGCCGCACTGGAAGAAGAAAAGAAAGCTTTCATGCAAGCATACAAGGACAAACTGAAACCTAAAAAGGAACGTAAAAAAACGTTGCTTACCGATATAAAACGTGGTTATGAGGAAATTACGGATGAATGCTTTAAGTTTATGGATCGTAGCACCCGTACCACCGGATATTACAATGGTAATGGCGATTTGGTTAAAGAACGTCCGATGGAGGCACAAGAGATGCAAAAAACGGTCTTTGAGGACATTGAATCTACTGGTACGGAGGGATAAGCCATGAGAAAAGAAGAACTTATCAAGCAAGTAGCCGAATCAACCGGTATTGCTATTTGCGAAGTCCGAACAGTTATAGAAGCAGCATTGAAGGAAACCGTGGATGCAGTAGCTAATGGAAGAACTCTTTATATCAGAGGTTTTGGTACACTGTCACCCAAACACTATAAACGAAAAGTTGCTCGTAACATACACAAAAACGAGACTATTGTCATAGCGGAGCATTATACTCCACACTTCAAACCAGCCAAATCATTTAAAAACAGAACTAAAAATTTGTAGAACAACATGGAAAACGAAAAGATGCAAGTGAACTTTGCTCCGGGTATGACCGAAGCAACTCTTAGAGTTATTGAACTCCACGAAGAAAATGAGTTACCGGTACTGGAGCCTGATAAGGTAGAATTAGCCGGAACAATTGGAAGTGTTTATGAATTTCTCTTGAAAAGAATCTCTGAAAAAGAGCAGATCAATCAGAAACGTTGCTATATTCTTGTTGATCGGGAAAAAATGACACTTAAACTTGTCACCAATGAAACTGACAGTAGGAATAAAGCTACTGTAAGAGGTGAGTTGAAATACTATCCCAAGTTTCTTGAATTTGGTATCAACACAAGCAAGACATGGGAGCCGGTGCAGCTTTCAAAGTTCTTCAAAATGAATCGTGCCTTCTTCAAGGATGCACAATACAACATGGAACTGGTAACAGTCTTGAAGAACTTCAAAGCCAGCATTGACTCAAAAGTGGAAAACTCCCGACAAGACAACGGTAGTCGCACTGACAATTACAGCCAAGTTGTCAATTCCAATCTTCCGGCCTCATTCAATCTTATTGTTCCGATTTTCAAAGGTCGCCCTGCAGAAGAGATTGAAGTGGAAATCATTGCAGATGTGGACGGGCGTAATATTCGATTGTCCCTTTGCTCCCCTGGTGCAGAAGTGATAGTGGAAGAAGAACGCAACAAGGCCATTGACGAGCAATTATTGTTGATCCGTAAATTGGCACCGGATATTGCCATTATCGAACAATAACAATGAAGACTGTAAAGAAATACTGGAAGCCGGTACTTGTCGTATCGGCTTTCTTCATTGGCAACCGCGTATTCAATCACATAAATGCGTGGTTGGGAATTTCAATAATCATGCTGACAGTAGCATTTATAGTTTATAATATCATTAAAAAAGTAGAAAATGAAAAGAAAGATTGACTTTTTGATTGTGGCATTATTTGCCGTTGTTTTGTTCACTTCATGCGAAAGAGTTGCTCCCAATTATGCCGGTGTCCTTATGGAAAACTACGGCAAACAAGGGAAAGAGGATTTTAAAATTGTTTCCGGTAAGGTATCTACATGGGAATTAGGCACAGAGCTTTTTCAAGTTCCGCTATTCGATCAGCGTGGAGAATTTGCCGAAGCTGTCACACTGAAAGCAGCCGATAATACAGAGTTCAAGGCACGTCCCACATATAGCTATAAAGTTATCAAGAACCGTGCCATTGATGTTGTCTTTGACAACAAGCATATTGGCCGTGGAAGTGATTTCATGTCTTCGTTAGAAGATAACATTTTGGAGCCACGTATATATGATTTGATAAAAGAGGAAAGCCGGAAGCATAAAACTGATAGCCTGATGGCTGATGGAGGCTCATTAGTGTTTGAGAAACGATTGGAACAAATAGTTGACAAAGAGTTTGAAAAAAGAGGTCTGCAATTACTCACATTCTCTGCCCAGTTGGAGTTCTCCGATAAAGTTCGCGAAAAAATTGATAGTAGAAATGAAGTGAATACCAATATCTCCGTGTTGGATCAACAAATTGAGGAACAGAAGAAGCGCAATGAACTGGAACAGTTAAAAACCGAGCAGGCTCTAATTCAGTCAAGAGGTCTGACAAAAGAAATATTATATAAACAGTTCATTGACAAATGGGATGGAACAAGCCCTTTGTATGGTATTGCTCCTGAATTTCTAAAAATAACAAAATAATAATTATTAACCCGATTAATAATCAGCTTCTCCCGGTGTGGCTTGACCGCCTATCCGGGAACTATCATGCCTCACCTTTTTTCTTCTCTTTGCAAGTCGAGCCGAGTACGCTGCATACGCTCCACGGCGGTAGATACTACAAAGAGTCTTTTTGTTCATATAAGAATGCCTCTATTGTGGAGGCAAACGAATAAGTGGCGGAATTGGAAGACGCTTAGTTTCTGTGGTAAAAATGCACGAATAGCATCACGAGTCAGGTAATCATGCTATTAACACTTGACATACGTACAAACGGAAGCAGAAACGAAAATCCTGATTGCAACAGTTCCCGGTTCGAGTCCGGGCTTATTCTCATAAATCAATCATTATGAAAGTTGAAATTCCCGACTATTTCTTAAAATCCTTTATCCGACATTTTGAAAGGATAACCGAGAATTGTAAAGCATCACCTTCTGACATCAAGACCAGTGAAGCACTAAGGCTTGGAAAGAAAGATATAGTTAAGCTCAAAAGATTTGTAAACAAAAAGTATAATTTATGAAACGAAGGATCATAGGTATAGATGTTGGCAAAAACGGTGGAATTGTAGTGTACGACACCGAGAATAACAGATTATTGGAGTGTATCAAAATGCCACCAACTCCCAAAGACTTATTAGATTTTCTCTCTATATACAAAGAAAATAGCGTTTGTTATTTGGAACGAGTGAATGGCATGACCGGACAAAGTGCTTCTGCCTCTTTTGTTTTTGGAGAAGGTTACGGACAGCTGACTATGGGATTGATAGCTTGTGGGATTCCGACAGTAACAGTATCTCCACAAATTTGGCAAAAAGCTTTCGGATTACGGAATACAGACAAATTGAGTAAGACAGAATGGAAAAACACCTTAAAGAAGAAAGCTCAACAGCTGTTCCCGTATGCAAAAGTTACATTGGCAACTTCGGATGCCTTACTAATATGTGAATATGGTAGAATTAAAGAAAAGGAATAATGGAAAATTTTAAAAAATGCAGTAAATGTGGCCGGGAACTTCCGGCCAGCGAGTTTTGGAAAAATGCTTCAACCGAAGATGGATTGCAGACATATTGCAAAGAGTGCGGTAATGTTTATGCCAAAAACCGTAAGAAAACTCCGGGGGGGGATTGAAGAAAATATATTCCAATCCTGAATTGGCAAGATTTTCTCCACGGGAACTTATCGCAGAATTGAAAGCGCGTGGATATACCGGAGAATTAAAATTTACCCAAACAATATCATTATAATGGAAAAGTTACGTCTATTGGTTACAACCAAATGTCCGAACAAATGTCCTATGTGTTGCAACAACTCATGGGATTTTTCAAAATTACCAGTTGTTGAGCATTTTAATTACAAAGAGATCATGATAACTGGTGGAGAGCCACTTTTGTTTCCTGAAAAACTGTCAAATTTGGCCGAAAGTATCAGAACCGTTCAGAAATTGGCCTATGGCAATAAAGGAAAATTATTTCTATATACGGCACTGGCTGATATGCTTCCCAATTATATCAGATATTTCGATGGAGTTGTTTACACTCCACATTCTGCTAATGATGTTCATAGTTTATTGAAGGCCAATAATTTTTTGTTGGACTACAAAGATGAACTTATGGAAAGTAAATCTCTTCGACTCAATCTTTTTCCTGATATTAAAAAGCATATTCCTGACAACACAAACCTTTCGTTATGGCAAGTAAAAGATATGCAATGGATCAAAGATTGCCCGGTTCCGGCTGATGAAGAATTCAAAAGAGTAGCTGAATTATGGGAGGTGGAATGATGAAAGATGTAATTACCCCCCCCCAACATCTCTATCCGTATCGCTGGTTTTTAGAAGATACTGTTTTTACTAAAGATAAAGGAAAGGTCTTTTCTTGTTTTGCGTGTGGCGGTGGCTCTACTATGGGTTACAAAATAGCCGGTTATGATGTTATTGGCTGTAATGAGATTGATCCACGAATGATGAAATGCTATGAAACAAACCATCATCCCCAGTATAGTTATTTGGAAGATATTCGTGATTTAGTGAGAAGGAATAATCTTCCCGAAGAATTGTACAATTTAGATATATTGGACGGATCACCACCTTGCAGTACATTTAGCATGTCGGGATTACGTGAAGATGCGTGGGGTAAAGAAAAGAAATTCAAGGAAGGTCAAAAGACACAAGTTTTAGACACGCTCTTTTTTGATTTTATTGCACTTGCCAAACGCTTAAAACCTAAAATCGTTATTGCTGAAAATGTGAAAGGACTTCTTTTAGGGAATGCGATTGATTATGTCAGACGTATATACAAAGACTTTGAGGAAGCTGGTTATTATTGTCAGCATTTTCTTCTTGATGCTTCTAAAATGGGAGTACCTCAAAAAAGAGAACGTGTATTCTTTATATGTATCAGGCATGATCTGGGAGTCCATTTTCTAAAAGTGTCAGACCTCTTCCATGTTGAGCCATACATCAACATGGAATTTAATGAACCGGAAATATATTATGGGGAATATGCGGATTACAAGGGAAAAGCTATTGGATTAAAAATGAAGAAGTTATTTGAGCAGAGAGTGGCAGGAGATATTGCTTTGGCAGAGGCTTATAAAAAACAAACTGGGAAACGAGGCTTTTTTAATCAACAATATCTATATGAGAACAAAGTAAGCTACACCCTAACAACTCATGCAGACTCAATTATTCCTTTTAAGCAGCCTATATATTTATCACGGTCAGAAGTATGTAATATATCCACATTTCCACAAGATTACCTTTTCCTCAACCAATCCCCACATTATATCTGTGGAATGAGTGTACCACCCGTTATGATGGCGCAAGTAGCCTCACGAGTATGGAAATATTGGTTATCTAAATTATAAATCAAATGAAATCAGAAGAATTAGCAACCCAATGGTGTCGGGATCATCCTGATGCAACATTGGAACAAGCATTCATGGCCGGATTAGGCCATAAGATGAATATGAATAAGGATTCTCTTTCTGAAAGGAAAGACAAATTCAGAAGTGAAGTTCTCATGTATAGAGGGAAATATCCTGATGATATGTTGAAGGACTTTTTCGAGTATTGGACTGAATGCGGAGGACGGAAAATGCGCTTTGAGAAGGAACGTACATTTGAAGTTTCCAAACGTTTAGTCAGATGGTCTAATAATGATTTTAACAAGTATGGGAAACAACTTAATTCAAGTCAACAGCAATCTCCCGGCAACCGAAAAGAAAGCGTTGAAAGACTTGCTGACCTTGCAAGCGGAGTATTACAAGGGATTGCACGTAAGTTCGATTAAAGAAGCTGTTCTCAATACTCCTAATCTACCACTCTCCGTTATAAAAAGAGAAATCACATTGGCTGGTGCAAGAGCTATACTGGTAATTGCGATTAACGAGCTTGTGTCTTTTTTCAATGTTGGAAAAACGATGAATGATGTTCAAGTGGCACTTACCGCTGATCTAATAATAGACAGATTCTATTATCTCAAATTGGAGGAAATCAAATTGTGTTTCCGTAATGCTATGGCTTCCGGTAAGATTTACGATAGACTGGACGGTAATATCATTCTCGGCTGGTTAAATGAATACGATGCACAGCGTGATGAAATTGTTTCTTCTCTTTCAATTAATGAAGCCCATGAACAAAATAACGACAACACTGGAATGTTCTATGGAGAATATATCAAACATCTAACTGAAAGATCGGAAAATGGAGATGAAGAGGCCAAAGAACTACTGGAATCCCATCAATCATTCATGCAAAGAATGAAATCAAATGATAAAGAAGCCGCTTTCAAAAAATGGAAAGAAGAATATTATGGAAGAACTAAGAAACAAACTACTTGACTGGGCAAAACAATTTGAAACACCTGATTTTATAAAAGATGATCCTATATTTTTCCCACATAAGTACAGTGATAAAAAGGACATAGAAATCAGTGCCTTTCTTACTTCATGGATAGCTTTCGGGAATCGCAAACTGATAATGCAGCAAGCGGAAATTTTGGATAATCTAATGGGTAATTCTCCTTACGCCTTCATTATGAACAAAGTATGGGAACAATACAAAGAAAATACAAATACCTTCTACCGTATGTTCACCTACCATGACTTTTTCTGCATTTGCCAGCGGTTGTACAACATATATCAGGAATGGGATGATTTGGAAGTCTTTTATGAGGGTTACAATAATGTTATCCGTGAAATACAAACAGATTTTGGTGGCGTAAAAGGTATTCCAAAATTGGAGCGTGATTCTCCATGCAAGCGTATTTGTCTGTTTCTACGGTGGGTAGTACGAAAATCGCCGGTGGATTTAGGTATTTGGACTATTATTCATCCAACAGAATTATACATACCATTGGATGCGCATGTTGCAAAGATGGCACACCGGCTTGGGATAACAACACGCAAAACAGAAGACTGGAAAATGGTTCAACAAGTAACCAATTACATGAAAACAATTTTCCCGGATGATCCGTGCCGGGGAGATTTTGCATTATTCGGATATAGTATTAACAATAAATAATTTATATTATGTCAGAACTTAAAATCACACAAGAAAAGGTTACAGCCGCTTTTAGTGAAGCAAACGACTGTCCTAAAGCAATTAGTATTCTAACAGCTTTATTCGGAAAGCAAAAGCCGGATTATACAGATTATCACAATATCAAAACCTACGAAGATGCTTGTGAAGCAATAGGTGTAAAACCTATTGTTCGCCTACTTGTTGAAGATGAAGACGGACACAAAGAAGAAGTGGCTGATATTGCACACCTCGCCTACATCAAACTATGCACAATTGCCCGTGCATTGAACAACGATCCTGATTTTCCACGATTTACTAAAGATGAATACCGTTATACGCCGTGGTTTTATCTTTATAATCAGAAAGAAATTGATGAAATGGACGAAGAGGATCGTAATCGGCTGGTTCTTTGGGGCGGTATTGCGCATCACGGTGCGTATTGCGGCCTCGCTTATGCGTTCTCGCGTAACGCTTGGTCGTACTCGTCTGCGTTTTTCGGCTCTCGCCTTGCTGTAAAATCAAATGAAATCGCAATTTACTTTGGAGAACAATTCAAAGAATTGTGGAAAGACTTTCTGATTGGAAAAAAGTAATCACACTGGGGAGGCCGCATTAAAGCGGCCTTTTCCATACCTTTTAAATCTATGACTCCAAAAGAATTTTTCGACAAAGTGGTGGAAATGCGCCGTTGCCAAAAAGAATATTTTAAAAATAAGAGACAGATAGATTTACGAATAAGTAAACAAATTGAGCGTGAAGTAGATGAAGAAATCGAACGTGTTCAAAAAATCCTTCACGACAAACAGAATCCGCAACTCTTTTAGACTATGGTTAATATGAAAATCCTTGACCTGCCATTAAAAGCAAAATGGTATGAAATGATCGAATCCGGAAATAAGAAAGAAGAATACAGAGAGATCAAGAAATACTGGATCGGAAGATTAGCAAAATGTGGAGGTCGCAATTCCTATGAAAAGACTGGTTTCTATTGTAAGAAAGCTATTTGTTTTTCTTGTATTACACGTGGAAACGGCTTTCACCCCAAAGAATACACTCATGTTCGCTTCCGTTTTGGCTACACCAAACGGACAATGCTTTTTGAACTTGAATCTATAACCATCGGAGTTGGTAACACCAATTGGGGAGCACCGGATAACGAATGTGTATTTATACTTAAACTGGGAAAATGTATCAAAAAAAATGAAAGTAAGGACTCAACAGAATTTCAACCGAAAAACTTATGAAACAGTATTCGGTATCAGCATCATGCCTGACGGTGGTAGAAGATATTGCAAATATCCAATAGGCCACCAAGAATACAAAGACTATACCCAAGCACACCAAGCTATGAAAGATGTACAAAAGATATTGGATAATGGAGGCCGATTAGTGTATTCTCCCAAAGGTAGTGCCGGGATTAATAAAAATGAATATGTAAAAATTGAAATGACATAAAAATGAAAATATTAGTAAGTTTTTCAGGTGGTAAGGATTCACAAGCATGTTTGATCCAAGCCTTCAAACAATATGGGGGGGGAATTTAACCGCTGTGTTTTGTGACACCGGTTGGGAACACCCTGACACATATAAACATGTGAATGATGTTTGTCTGCAAATGGGAGTAAAACTTATAACTCTCAAATCAAAATACGATTTTGTGTCTTTAGCAGCTCATAAGAAAAGATTTCCTTCCACGAATGCACGGTTTTGTACCAGTGAACTAAAAATGAAGCCAATGATTGATTATGTACTTTCTTTGAAAGAAAGCTGCATTATCATACAAGGTATCAGAGCCGGAGAAAGTACAGCACGTGCGGCAATGGAAGAGGAATGTATGTACTTTAAATCGTATTTTCAACCTAATAAAAAAGGAAGAACTGAAAATTACCGAAGTAAAGATGTCAAAGAATGGTGTTCCCAATATGACGCCTCTGTTCTAAGGCCAATCTTTAAATGGAGTGCGCAGCAAGTTATAGATTGCATACTGGATGCAGGGCAGGAACCGAATCCATTGTATTATCGCGGATTCTCACGTGTTGGATGTTTCCCATGTATTATGTGTCGGCACAAAGAAATTGAACTTATAGCCAAAAATGATCCTGAAATGTGTCAACGTCTGATTCAAGCAGAGAAAAGCGTAGGACATTCCTTCTTCCCTCCATCATACATACCTCAAAGATTTTGTAAGAACAAACAATATCCTTATGTAGAGGAAGTTTTGGAATATGTTAAAGAACATACCCCTGATATGTTCGAGCCAGAAGGTGGATATGCCTGCATGAGTCTGTTCCATGGGTTATGCGAATAAATAAAAATATTATGAAGAAAATACTGCTTATCTGTACACTCCTTGCTTTGCTAACTGGATGTACTGCACCGAAAGTTTATAAAAAGAATCGCTTCACAAAACAGTTTCAAGAAGCGGATTCAATGTTTAATGAAAAATATGGGATTAAATGAGTAAAGATAATATAGCTCAACAATACAATAATATGGTTGCAAGTATTGAAGATGCTAAAATTTATGATGGCCGGGGAGAATATAACCTATATGAATGTAATAAATGCAATAATTATAAGGTAACTCTATACAAAGACAAAGGTGTAACTCCCTTCATCATGAGATGTAAATGCGGAGGGGATATGATGCACACGAAATCTTCAAAACAAGCTCCACCGTCATACGTGAAAGTTCATAATTGGGTACGCCCCAGTTTGAAGCAAACAATGTCATTGAGTGAAGGTATGCGTAATCATATTCTAAATGGAGGATTAATATTAGAGGATGAATTAAAGTGATCTGATAAAATGAAAGAAATAACTATTGGCGACAAATCTTTAATGCAAATATCAAAAGAGGATATTTTACAATTAGCCGTGATGCAAGGTTGTTGTGCTCATTTAGATTTTTGGAATTATCCCACTTTACTGGAATATGACAATACCATGTTTTCTGATACAGTCGTTATATCGTAACCAGTTATTAATGAAGAATATGTATCACAACTTTGTAAGAAGGTGGGGATAAATGAAGGCACATTCTACAACTCTTTAGGTACATTGGGAGGTGGAAACCACTTTATAGAACTGGGGCGTGCCGAGTCAACCAATAATATATTTCTTACAATACATACCGGATCGCGCAACTTTGGTGTGAAGGTCTGTAAATACCATGCAGAAATAGCAAAATTTGATAAAAAGGCTTTTTCTAATGAAATTCAACGCTTGAAGTCCACTGTTGAGCCACAATTCATGCAAACTGAAATACTACGTTTGAAGGAAAAATTTGCCGAATATTCCGGGTATCTCACAAATGAAGCAATGCTCCACTATTTATGTGACATGGTGATCGCACAAGGATATGCCGCATTCAACCGCAAGTTGATTATACAGCGTATAATCAGAACTTTGAGCTGGAACGCTACAATATCCGTTGAGACAGTCCATAACTATATCAGCTTTGATGATATGATAATCCGTAAAGGGGCTATTGCCGCATACGCCAATGATTACGTTGTGATTCCTATGAATATGGCAGACGGTATTCTTCTTTGTCGTGGTAAGGGAAACAAAGACTGGAACTATTCTGCACCACATGGTGCAGGACGCTTATACTCCCGTTCCGAAGCTAAAGAAAGATTATCAATGGACGCATTCAAAACCCAAATGAGCAAAGTGTATTCCACTTCCGTATGTGAAGGGACATTGGATGAAAGTCCTATGGCATACAAAAATGTTCAGGAAATAAAAGAGCTTATAGAACCTACGGTAGAAATTATTGATACAATTGTGCCACTAATCAATATCAAAGCTGTATGATAGAAAAGACAGACTTCCCATATACTCTTGGCGGCTATGTTGAACAGCAAAATTATAAAGGTTTCGACATAGCCGTTTCCATTCGTAGATACAAAGGAATATCAGCTTATGTCATTTCCTCGGAGAAAAGGCTGATCCGTGAAGAATCTGCCACCTTTGCCGACAAAGAAGACATGTTCCGTTGGGGACGAGAAGCGGTTGACCGATATTTGGAACAGCAAGAACGTAGAAAAGAAGAAAATACGATCAAACGGGCAGACTATTATAAGAAGAAAGCTCGTGTGGCAGCATTGAAAGCCTTTAATGCCGCTATGTATTTCTCTGATATAAAGGACGGACTTTATGATAAGGCAAAAGGATTTTTTGAGTATGAACTGGATAAGGAACATGGAAAGATCAAATGAAAACACTTGATATTATACAAGGCTTTTGCGATCATGTTTTTCGTGATAAAAAAGGAAACCGCATCTTTCCCAATATTTTTGTCGGGAAATGGGAAGCTGACTTATTGGAAGTTACCCGGTCACGCCTGACTTATGAATATGAAGTAAAAGTAAGCAGATGTGATTTCCATAAAGACAAAAAGAAAAGTGATAAATATGGCAAGAACAAGTTTGATGTTGTCACTTCCGGCCAACGTACCAATTATTTTTATTATATAGTACCGAAAGGTTTGATAAAGCCCGATGAAGTCCCTGATTTCTCCGGGCTTATTTATGCTTATGAAGGATCAGTGCAATGTTATTCTCTTGAAAAGGGAAGATATGCAGTAAAGAGAATTTTCTTTGAAGTAGCCAAACCTGCCCAAAAAGTTTCTGACATGAAAGCGGATGATAACTTCATTCGTAAACTCGACTTATCCATGTACTATCGCTATCACCAAATGAGAAGAGACAATTACAAAAACAAGGAATAATATGGAATTAAGATTAGACCCTGAAATACCGGTCACACGGGTTGTCAACGGGCATAATGTTTTCAATAAAGGCTATCACCACGGATTACGAGGAAAAACCTATGAAGAATACTATGGCAAAGAGAGAGCTGTTGAAATAAGAAAAAGACACAGCGAGGCTTTGAAAGGACATAGATATTGGTCTAATGGAAACGCCCATGCCTTTGCGTGTATCGCAATCACTCCCGAAGGCAAATGGTATAGATTCGAGTCAATAACCCAAGCTGCCCAAAAGTTAAATCTGAATTATGCCACAGTTCGCCGGTATATAAAACGAAAAATCAAACCCCAAAATGGCTGGCAATGGTTCTTGGAGAAAGATAATAACTGGATAAAACATATTGATGATGGAAAAGCTGAATGAAATCGCACAAAAAGCTTATGAATGTGCTGTAAGACGTGGAAAGATTGATCCCGACAATGATAGTAACAACAATCTCCACCGCGATCTGCTTGAAGAAGTTGCCGAAGTCTTTGAATGTACAGGTGAGAAATCTCCACATATTAAAGAGTATTTAGATGTAGAAGAAGAGCTGGCAGATGTAATCATTGTTGCCCTAAGCACACTACACCATTTCAAATGTGACATTGATTCACTCATTGAAGCCAAAATGAATTATAATAAAAATAGAATGGATTGATATGGGAACCGGACAATTAATAAAATTGATTGTTGAGGCGTTTGTGCTTATCTTTGCACTACCATGTGTCTATAAAGATTTCATGAACTTATGGAAAGAAAAATAAGTGATATAAAAGACAAAAAGTTGAAAGCTGAAAATATCACATTGGCAGCAATATATAACATATTGTTCACCAATGATATAGTTTGCTCCTTAATTGTAGAAATGTTAAGTGCATTACGCAAATCAGGGCTTTGTCGTTTCCGTGTAAAGCAGCAAGGAAATAAACTGGAACAGTTGATGCTTCAATATGAAAAGAAAATCAATAAAATAGCCGGAAACCGAGCTTTTTTCATGGCTGATGCCAACCAATATGTTGCAGATGAAGTACAACCTGATTTGCTTAAAATGGAATACTCCATTAAAATGGAGTTTGACAAATGCCGGATTGAGAATAGTGCCTTACTTGCCAAAGTAGAACTTGCAAGATGTATGGCAGAGCTTGCTTGCCTATCCCTTGACAAACGGATAGAAGAAGTCCGTCCATATAATAAAGAAGTAACCGGAATAACATATCTCCGGCTCACTGACACATTTAAAGTATTGGATGAACTTTCTGATATTTTATATAGGGGAGGGTATTGTAACCTCAATCAAAGCGATAATTGCAAAAGGGGTATGGCTATCATACAACGAAAACTTACTGATTGTGATATTATCAGCCGCGCAATCAATGAGTCAGACAAGTTAAATCCTGCTGATAAAGACGGATAAAAATGGCAAAATATCGTATAGGAATATCCGAAAGTTTATTGGGAGATTCTTGCTATTAATGTCAGATCAAAAGGTTTGGCATTTGGTGAAATGATGAAAGTTTCGGTACCAAAGAACGAATTTTAGATTATGTTTGTAAACTTAAAAAAACGGACATATAGTGTTTAACTATTTATAAACTGATTATGAAATTAGAAGGAAGAATCATCGTGGCACAACCGATACAATCGGGTGTATCAAAGAATGGCAATAACTGGCAGAGACAAGACTTTGTTTTGGAAATTCCCGGCCAATACCCTAAGAAAGTTGCCTTTTCAGTAATGAATAGTAATATTCAGAATTTTGGATTGGCCGTTGGGCAAGATGTTGATATTGAAATAGATATTAATGCGAATGAATGGCAGGGAAGATGGTTTAACTCCATTACTTGCTGGAAAGCAACACTCCGTAATCCGGGACAGTCTGCCGCGCCACAACAGCCCCAAACTTATTATCAGGGAGCATCATCCACCACGGCACCCTCACAAAACATGCCTCAACCACCAGTGGATTTCGGGGAACAAAAAGACGATTTGCCTTTCTAAAAAAGGAGAAGGGAGCCGAAATGCCCCCTTCTTTTTATTAATGTTCCACTTTTACGATTTCATTATAAACTATTCTGCTTCGTGGGTTATAATTGACTATTGTTTGTTTATATCCCTTTGTACCCCATCTCCACCATAGGAACTTGTGTTTATATATCCGGCTTATCGCGCTTGAAAGACTGTCTCTCACTTCATAGGTAAATGTGCTATCAGGAATATTTGCATAAAAATCCACCCATTTATCTGAATAATTGAAACTGCTGTCTTTCAGAACAAATACAATACTGTCTTTAGTGACAACTTTTGTGGTTGTGATATATTCGACTTCTTTAGGACGCAGATTCAAATCTTTTATCAGTTTTGCATCCGCACTCCGCAGCTCTTTCAATTCTTCAATGTTAAGCCGCAAAACATGGTTTTCAACCACATTTAGACTATCCCTAATCTTATATTCTTCAAGTCCAGTACAGAGACTTTTCATATTATCTGAAAGTCGGGCACTTTCCATTTTCTCCTCCTGCCACAACCGGTACATCGAAAAGGTTGCCGCAAGGAGTAACACCCAAATTACTCCTATACCTATCTTCCACCTCATAATCAATCTGTATATACATTTTTACCAACTTCTGCAATAACCACCCATGCACCATTACAGAACCCATATATCTTACCGTCATTCGCCGGCATTTCAGGTATTGTGTTAAGCTTTGTCTCATTGGCAGTGGCTTTGCTAAGAGCACTTTGAGCTGTACTTTTTGCTGCATCAGCCGTTGTTTGTGCGGTCACAGCCTTTCCATCCGTAACAGCCAACATTCCGGTCAGAGTTTTTTCATTGGTTACTCCTGCAAGGAAGGTCTCAATTTCATTGAAGGTATCAATGGCCGTAGTCGCATCAACAGTGCCAACCAGTTCATCCAATGCTGTTTTCACTGCATTTATGGACTGTTCCAGTTGGGATTCTGCCAATTGAGCACGTCCGCTTTCTGCCAAAATATCCGATTTATTCGCATAGCTGCCACTATCAGAACTCTCCAAAAATGAAGATGAAATAGGAAGTTCATTACATCCTACCATAACATACTGTCCGGCTATCAACCCGTCAACATTTATATCACAGAACTCTCCGACACTAAGTGCTGTTTTGTAAGGTACATAATCCTTTCCATTAGAACTTTTATACACAACAACTCTATTGTTTGCTGCATCTCCAAAATTGATGCTGATTGCAAATTTCCCAGTAGATAACTGTACCGGTTGGCTTTCGTACCAACCCTCTTCTTTAAGAGTAAAATTCAATTTTGCCATATCTTCTATATGTCGTTTATATGTTTGTTTCCTATATCAACTCCCAGCCTTTCCTTACCTCATCCATATTTGCAGGAACGCCATTCTCAACATAACTCATTGCAGCTACCACCGCAATAAGTTGTTCCCGGTTGTTTCTGTTCAGAACTGTATGACGAGATATGCCCGAACGTTTTTCGACTGTGGCAATATACACGTCAGTATTGTTTTCACATGGCGGTGCCCATCGCATAATAACATCTTCAAGTTCATTGGCCGTACCATCTTTGTCAGTATCATACTTATTAAGAATATAAGTTTGAAGGGTTTTAAAAGCAGCACGATAACCGTATGCCATAGTTTTAAACTGAAAGAAGCTTTTATCTGTCTGTGTTACAGACAATCCCTGCCATTTCGTATTATTTCTTCGTATATTTAATGGATTATTATTCCGTAGTCCCCGTGTCATTTTTATCCTCCTTTTCTTTTTGTGTTTCAAACAATATTTGTGCGGCCAGTCGTGCTATATCATCCTTATTTTCAATGATTATACTCATAGTCTTTTCCGCTTTCCGAAGCTCGGCCTTTTCCCATGATTTCTCACGTACTGATTTAAACTCGCAGAAGACACAATAAGCAGCCCATAACATAGCGAATACCGGAAATGGAATGACGATGCAACATATAAGGTCAATCATAACCAGTGTCAGAAACGGATTAAAATATTTCTTCGCTTTTGTCGCTGTCATTTTGTACTTCTTCGAGGTACGAAGTTCCCCACGCTGTTTGGCCTTCTGAATCCCCGAAATAAAATCTATCCCCATTGCGATTATGATAGCTGT